TCCAGAAGAAATGAGAACACATGTTGCTGGTTCTGAAAAACGATATAAAAATGATAAAGTTAATCATGGATTTATTGCACAAGAAGTAAAACAAGCAATAGACAATCACCCCGAATTAAAAGATGGTTTTGATATGTGGCAAGAAGAAGATACTTTAGATGGTAGACAAAGAATTGCAGAAGGTGCTTTGATACCTATGTTAGTAAAAGCAATACAAGAATTAAAAGCTAGAATAGAGGTTTTAGAAAATGAGTAGTATTATAAAAGTAAATACGATCCAGGACCAAGCAGGTAATAATATTATAAACGAATCAGGTAACACGATTACTATCGGTGCATCTGGTGATACTATTACAATTCCTTCAGGAGCAACTTTTACAAACTCAGGAACTACTTCAGCAATCACAATCTCTGGAGCATTGACCGTTGACGGTGGCACAATAAAACTAGATGGTAACTATCCAACAGGAAGTAACAACGTTGCTATGGGAGATACTGCTTTAGATTCTTTAACTTCAGGTGATCAAAATACAGCTATAGGATTTGCAGCATTAACAGCAAATACAGAAGGTACAAATAACACAGCTATAGGATTGTGTGCTTTATGTTCTAATACGACAGGTGATACGAATACTGCTCTAGGTGTAAATGCACTAGATGCTAATACTACAGGAGATGAAAACACAGGATTAGGTGGTTCAGCTCTTGGTGTTAATACTACAGGTTGTTACAATACGGCAGTAGGTAGGTTTGCTTTATTCGCTAACACAACAGCTTCAAACAACACAGCAGTTGGATATTGTTCTTTAAAAGTTAATACAACAGGTGCATGTAATGTATCAGTTGGTGTTTTTACTTTAGATGCTAATACTACAGGAGGATGTAATACAGGTTTAGGTTATGGTGCTTTATCTGTTAACACAACAGGAGCAAATAATACAGCAGTTGGTTTTTATAGTTTGTTAGAAAACACAACAGCAAGTAATAATACAGCAGTTGGTACTCAAGCTTTAAGAGCTAACACTACAGGAACAACCAATGTTGCTGTTGGTCTTTGTGCATTAAAGGCAAACACTACAGCAGATGACAATACATCAATAGGTGGTCAAACACTTTCAGCTAACACCACAGGTGCTCGTAATACAGCTTTAGGTCAAGGTGCTTTATTTACTAATACCACAGCATCAAATAATACAGCTCTTGGTCGTCATGCTTTACTTTTAAACACAACAGGAGCATCAAATGTTGCTGTTGGAAAAGGTTCATTAGATGCTAACACTGAGGGTTCATGTAATGTTGCAGTTGGAGAAGATTCATTAGGTGCTAACAATACAGGAGTTCACAATGTAGCAGTAGGAACAATCGCTTTATTATCAAACACAACAGGGGGAGAAAACACTGCAGTAGGTTGGGGTTCACAAGCAAGTAACACAACAGCTGGTTCAAACTCATCTTTTGGAAATCAATCTTTATGTGTAAATTCAACAGGTTGTTGTAATACGTCTATTGGTTTTAGATCAATGTGTAGTAATACAACAGGAGACAACAATGTAGCATTAGGAAATAATGCTTTATCGAAAAACACTACAGCAGATAATAATACAGCAGTTGGTTTTCAATCACTTCTTGTTAATACGACAGGTTATCAGAACACAGCTGTAGGTGCATGTGCTTTAAATTCTAACACCACAGGGGAAACAAATACCGCAGTAGGTCATGCAAGTTTATGTGATAATACGACAGGGAGTAACAATACAGCATTTGGTAAAAATGCTTTACTTTCAAATACAACAGCAACTGTAAATACTGCTGTTGGTAGAGATGCTTTAAAAACAAACACAACAGGTGGTTCAAATACAGCAGTTGGTCATGGTGCTTTACAAGCTAACACAACAGCAAACGATAATGTTGCTGTTGGTAGAGAAGCAATGTACACTAACACAACAGGAACTGAAAACACTGCAGTTGGACACGATGCTCTTTATTCAAATACAACAGAAAACAGTAATTCAGCATTTGGATTTCAAGCATTGCGTGCTAATACAAACGATGCTAACACAGGTATAGGTTACAGGGCTTTATGTTCAAATACTTCAGGTTGTTTAAATACAGCTTTAGGTACTTCTGCTGGTAGAGATATTACGACAGGAGATAATAACCTTACATTAGGTTATTTTGCTGGTCGATCAAGTTCTCCATCTGGTGCTATTACAACAGGAAATAACAATGTTGTTCTTGGAGATGATAATATTTCAAATTTATTTTGTGCAGATACATCTATTTCCTCATCAGATTTAAGAGATAAAACTGACATAGAAGATTTTACTCATGGTTTAGATTTTGTAACAAAACTTAATCCTAAAACTTATAGATGGGATAAAAGAAGTTGGTATACAACTAATGATGACCAAAGTATATTAGACGTAACACCAGATGGTTCTAAAAAGAGAAATAAAAAACATATTGGTTTTTTAGCACAAGACGTATTGGCTTTAGAAAAAGAAATTGGTTTTGCTAATGATAGAGATGATATGTTGGTTGTTAATCAAACAGAAGATGAAACTAGATATGGTCTAAAATATGAAAGATTAGTACCAGTATTAGTCAATGCAATAAAAGAATTATCAGAAGAAAATAAAGACTTGAAATCTAGAATAGAAGCGTTAGAAAGTAATTAATATAACAGAAAGAGAGAGAAGAGAATGTTAAATACATATGTCGTTGAAGGCGGTGTAGGTAAATGTACTGCATTTACTGCATTAATTCCTAAATTAAAAAAGAAATCAGAGGTGCAAGTTTA